GTTTCATCGGTCGATGTCCGCCCGAAGTTTTTGACCTCCCCCCGCCTCATTTCGCCCGCCTCGTGCGCCGATTTGATCGCGTGGCATCCTTTCTTGGTGCCATCGCTATCCACCCACGCGCACAGGATTTGCGTGTTGCTATCGGCCTGTGAGCCGCCCATAGCCAGAGGCATGATATGGTCCAGCTCGAAGCCATCGGGCCATAACGTCAGCCGTCCGCAGCCTGCACAGTAGGGGTCGACCAGCCAGCGTCTGTGACGCTGTGCCTGCAGTGCGTAGCCGGACGGGCGTGGCGTGCTATGCACCCGTGGCGCGCGGGTTGTGGCTTGGGGTACGGACGGCTTCAAGGTGGGTATCTTCATGATGATTACATTGTACCATAATTTTTTTTCAAAAGTGCTTGACATCCTCAGAAGTAGGTGCAACACTGGACCCACGCTAAACAAATGGAGCGATAGAAATGAAACAGTTAACCCGCAAGCAACTCTCCCGCATCATGGACACAGGCGCCTTCACCAAAGCCGGTGACTACCACCGCGGCATGTATGTTGACAGCTACCTGTCCGACCTTTTCGCGGGTCGCAAGATTCGCACCCTGAGACAAAATGGCACTGGTCGCAACACTCGGTATCAAAACATTGTTGGCGCATACGTCGCGATCGACGTAGCCCATATCTGCGGTTACAACGTCATCACAGGCAACGACGCACCACGCGGCGGGGCTATGGGTGACTATGACAAGCTGACCCGCAAGGTCAGCGCCACAACAGACGATCTACAAAAGCAGGTCAAGGAGTATCTCAATGCAGTATCTTAAATCAATGATCGCCACGATCACCCCGGAGTCATCCGCGGCGTATGCTATGGCACGTGGCGCCATCATGTACGCCACGCATCAGGGTGACATTACCCCACAGCAAGCGCTTGAGCTACAGGAGGAGTGCGATGAAGCATTTGGACTATAACCACCGCGCCAGAGCGCTGGCAAAGCTGGCGCTATCTCTGGGCCATGTCGACCGAGCCTTGCGCCTTTGGCGAGCCGCCGGTATGGATGGAGGGCTGGAGTTATGAAAGCATACCTATTCGCTATCGCGCTGGCTATCGCACTAGGGTATGCTATGGGCATGGCGATCTAGCGCACACCCAACCCCGTCACTTGGCGGGGTTTTTTAATGGCCCGGATATAGGGATGATCGACACCCGTCCTGTGATGACTTCAGTCTTTATTCTGCATAAAAAGCGCCCAAAACCTTGCGCCCATTACTCGTACCCAAACTGCAAAATACATCCTTCCCGTCGAAGCTCCCGCATCGGGATATACATCACCGCATTATTCGCCACATACAAACACAAGTCGTACCACGGCGGGTCTTGGCGTTGATTGTCTTCGCCAATGGCTAGGGTGGCTTCATCGTCCGTCATTTCCTTGACGACGCAAAACACTTCGTCAATGCCTGCCGTCTTTGCGGCTTCGTGACGACGGTGGCCGCCAATAATCTGATAACCACTTTCCATCGGCCTAACCAACATCGGATAAACAATGTTGTAGCCGTCCGCTTCCATGCGGCTGACAATTTCATCAACCCGCATTGTGCCGCTACGCATGTTGTGCGGATGCGGGGCCAACTGGTCTATAGGTATCCATTTCTGTTCAGTCATGTCAACTCCAATAAAAAACCCGCACATCCAGACTGGTGACAGTTGGCAGTGAGCGCCGGTCAGTCCAGATGTGCGGGTCTACAACCATCTCACTATTTCGGCGGCCTGTCACAGCCTGCGTCTATTATACCGCATCGGGCGCCGTCAGGCCAGCCAAGCAGACGAAACGAAAAAAGTCCTTTAAAATCAACAGACTTGCGCACAGCTTGCGCAGGGATAACGTCGATATGTGTATGATTTCATTAAGAAAACTTCTAAATATCACAATATCAGTCCCCTAAGAGAAACCCGGAGAGAGAAAAACAAAAATTTATCCAAAAAGATCGACACCCAAAAAAAGACTGATAATCTGCTAACCAGATAGATGTATCTATTACTAAGTAATACATAAAAAAATGTATATAGCTGTATTTAAAGGGTTTATTACCTTTGAATGATAATCATTCGCATTTAAGCAGAGCAAGCGCAGAGCAAACGGCCAAAAATCGTGAATCAAGTAAAATCAATGGGTTGCAGGGTCAGCTCACGTGTCGCATGGTATGCAGGATTTGCAGCCACGATAATTTTATAAAGTCATGTTACGCAATTAAACACAACAACCTACATTTTACGCCGATTTCACGGTATCTCTAATCGTGCTCGTTGTGCAATTAACCATAAGATGCTATACTGTAATCTCAAATCAAAACTGGAGCACTACATGGATTCATCATCACGCCGCGCCGAAACGCTGAAGCAGAGCGACACGCTAGAGCAAAGACTGTTGAAACTTACGCGCGGATGGACCAAGAAAAGCGTGCTCATGCAGAGAGCAAAGCGGTCAAATAGGTATACCGAAAGCCAAGTACAAGATGCATTGACTGACCTTGTGGAGCGAGAGATCATATCCTGTAAAGTAGAGCATCACGCGGGCAATAGTAAACGTTACTTAGAGCTTCGGCGCGACGAATCCAAAGCACGACCGATATTGGAGCAAGAAGCACAGGACCACGAATCAAACAAAAAGCCCAAGCCGCTATATGCGTCCCACACTGTGATTGGTCAGGTTTACGATCAATTAATGAGTCACCCAATAGGCTCTAATGTAACGATCCGCGCAAAACAACCATTCACCCAGCAACATGTAGACCCCGGCTCAATCAGGTCGGCGTTGAATCAAATCCGACTAGATACAGGCATCCGTGCAGCAACGCGCGTTGTCAACAAGCAATTACAGGCCACCGTATTAACACGTAGCACATCGCAGACCGCATCAGGCGTCATACTGGCTCGTTGGCGGCAAGCCGAAGATTTGACACCCGCGCAGGCAGCAAGAGCACTTGATACGGATACAAAGACCTACGCCAAAATGGAGCAGGATGATGAATCAATCGCCACCGTGTTTCGTCTGGCCCTCAAACAAATGCAATCCTAACCCTTGCACCATCCCCCAAAAACTGCCATAATGGCAGCGCACTACAACTAACCAAAGACACAAACCATGACAAACATCGACGAAACACTAGCCGAGCGTGAAACCCGGTATGGTATTTTTTTGGAGCATGCGCGCATATCCCAGACGTTAAAAGCCGACATGAAGATGGCCGAGGGGTGGCGCGGGCTGAAATCCGACCAAAAAGAAGCCCTAGACATGATCCAACACAAAATAGCCCGCATCCTCAACGGCGACCCCAACTACTCCGACTCGTGGCACGACATCGCAGGCTATGCAAAACTGGTTGAGGATCGACTAAATGCTGAGTAAAAATCTGGTATGCCGGGCCGCGCAGTCACCCGCTCTGTGCAAATCCCAAGCTAAACGCAATTGGGTAAAAAAGCTACAGTACGCCTGCCCGTTTTACCTGCATAGCGCACCCGGCAAGCCACGTGATCGTTTTGATCTGGCCGAGAGGGCGCTTTGGTTTGGCGTGTTGGAGCAAAACTACCGCGAATTGGTCGCCGGTGATCTGGACACGATCGAGTTTTTCATGAATGAAAACAACCCGGTTTATGACGTGCTGGGACTCAATCCCCGATACGTCATCGAGGTCACACGGGACGCGCTGCAAGAATTGGCACAATGAGCATCCAAGCCTACCACGATGCCGGGTACCGGGTTTTCACACTGTACCCCATGACAAAAGACGGCCAGTGCGCGTGCGACAACCCCGACTGCGACAATGCAGGCAAGCACCCGACGGCGGCCAAGTGGCAACTTACGCCCCACTGGAGCGATGAGCAGTTTGACAATCTGGTGGAGCACACGGCGGCTAAAGACGGCTTTGGCGTGCTGGTCAAAGGCTTTCTCGTGGTGGATGTCGACCCCCGCAATGGTGGCAACGAAAGTCTGGAAAAACTTGACCCCATGCTGGGCACGCTGTCCACGTTGGTGGTCAATACGGGCAGTGGTGGCCTGCATATTTATTTTGACCTGCCAGCAGACAAAGCCGCCTATGTCCAACATGTCAAGGACTATCCCGGCATTGACTTTAAGACCAGCGGCTACGTCGTGGGCGTCGGTAGCCTGCACAAGAGTGGCAAGCGTTACACCACCGTGTGCGACATCGCCGAGCCGCTCAACCCCGCCCCGGATTGGCTGCTGGCCATGCTGGCCAAGCCTGACCGGCAACGCGTTGAATACAAGGGCAAGACTTGGGACGTCAGTGACAAAGAGCTGGCCGGGATACTGCAACACGTCGACCCCGACTGCGACCATGCGACATGGATCCAATGCGGTATGGCGTTACATCATGCCACCGGTGGCAACGGGCTGTACCTGTGGGATGACTGGAGCAGCAAGGGTAAAACCTATCCCGGCACCGAGACGCTTGACAAGCGCTGGCACAGCTTTGGCAAGTGCGATAATCCCGTGCGGGTGGGTACTCTAGTACACTATGCCGAGCAAAACGGCTACCAGCGCCCGATCATGTTGGATGATGAGGATATCGCCCCCAGCGACCACGCTAACGTCGACCTAATGAATCCACCCGGCCTGACCGGCAAAATCAAATCGTGGATACATGATCAATGCCGATACCCCCGCGAGCGGCTCGCCACGGCGGGTGCGCTGTATGTCATGGGCAATATCGCCGGGCTGCGCTACACCGATGACATGACAGGGGTCAATCTCAACCTGTTGATGCTATGCACTGCGCACAGCAGCACCGGCAAAGAGGCTGTACTGCAGGCTGTCAACGAGCTGATGAAATCAGTCGGACTGCACCACGCCACATATGGCGCTGTCAAATCCGAGCAAGAAATTGTCCGCAACTTGATCACCCACCAAGCGGCCTATTACCAGCTGGACGAAATGGGCTACCTGCTGCAAAAGCTGGAGGGTGCGCGCAATGGTGGCGGGGCGTCTTACCTGCAAAACGTGATCAGCACCTTCATGAGCGTCTATACCAAAGCCGACGGTAGCTACCTGGTGAGCGGCGACATTAAAAAGGACGTGCGTAACGAGCTGGTGCGTGAGTACAAGGATTGCGAAACCCGGATCAAAAACAACGAAGACCCGAGAGGGTTTTTTCGACGGCGTGCGCAGCAGATCAAAGAGACGGCACTGCCACAGATAGAAGAGGGGTTGCAACGACCATTTCTGTCGATTTTTGGCATGACCACACCGGTGTCGTTTGATGATTTTGTGACCGCCGAGCAAGCTACAAATGGTTTTGTTGGCCGGTCCATTATCGTGCGTGAGCACGAGAGCAACCCGCGGCGCAAACAACGCAACAAGCACCCGGTCCCCACCGAGATACGCCATACGCTGGAGATGATCTACACTGGCGGGGAGTACGAGGTCAAGGACATACCACGGATTGAGTATTACGGTGACAAAACCGTGATCCACACCGACGCCGAGGCACAGTCCTATATGGACCGGGTATACGATGATTTGCATGAGCTGGCCGAGGTACACAAGTCCCGGACAGGGCTGGAGTCGATCGTCCGCCGTGGATATGAGCAAGTGAGCCGTATCAGTACCATACTGGCCGTGCCGGAGCGGATCCGCACGATAGAGCATTGCCAGTGGGCGTATCAATATGTAATGGCCGACATTGAGACCAAGATCAATCTTGCGCAGGCCAACATCAACCCGGATACCGACGATGCGTTGCTAAGCCGCCTACTGGACATCATCGGCGATGGCGAGAAAGAGAGCGTGATCATGCAGCGCGTGACGCGGGCAAAGCACTACAAGAGGCAGGACGCCGAAAATATGCTGAAATGGCTGGCGGATAACGGACATATCAAGCGCACGACCCGCAAACACAAGGGCAACGGGACTGAATATTATTTTTATGAGAAAAAGGGTTGACTTTCAATATCGAGAGTGGGATACTATAACCTCACAAGTAAAGGAGTACTACAAAATGAAAAAGCTAATCACAACCACCGCCGCCGTTGCTCTGCTGTCTGGATGCGCCCTTGGCACGCCGCCGATGGATATCCAGCCAGACCCGGTTGATGCCAGTCAGTACACCGGCCTGTCGTGCGATCAAATGGCCGATCAGTACCAGCAGTTGCAGCAGGACAAGCGACGTTATGTCGATCAACAAGAGGATCGCCGGGCCATGAATCGGACAATGGCGTTGTGGATTGCCGGGTTTGGCGCTGGTGATGGTCAGGCGGCGAAAGACCTGGCGCGTACTAAAGGCGAGATACAGGCGATAAAACAGGCTGCTGCTGATGGTGGCTGCGAAATCACGGGAGGCTAGCCATGCAGTTATACAACGAGATCATGGACGAAGTTGGCTGAGCCACAAGAAAGTTTCCGGAATGGCCGGATGATCCTCTGCATGCGCTGGCCGCCCAGTCTGAATATTGAGAATGAATTATGAAAGCACACACACTAGCACGACTGGGGCAAGACGCCGACGTGAGGTATACAGCCAACGGGACAGCCGTAGCCAATCTGAGATTAGTTTATGACTACGGTCGGAAAGACGGAAACGGCAAGTTCGGCGCTTCGTTATGCCACAACACAGGATATACACCATGAATAACGCAGAGATAAAACACAGCCCAGCCCCGTGGAAAATTGCAGAGCTTACGGAACAGCATCCGTCACCCCGAATATTTTCAGGTTCCCGGCTTGTCGCGCATGTCAGCAACAGCGATTACCCAAACGAGGCCAACGCGAACTTGATTGCAGCCGCGCCAGATATGCTGGAAGCGTTGCAAAACCTTGAAAACGACGATGGCAAAACGATGCCGCCGAGTGCATGGAAGCTGGTACAAAACGCAATTACAAAAGCCACCAATGGGGTATAACGCCTAAGTTAGGTAGAGAGGATGAATATGATTAAAGGGTCGGAAGCAAAACACATAGAAGCCGTCGGGGCACTACAGGCCGCTCTTGCCGCCTTGGAGTCTATCGAGTTACCTCGCGGCAGTACCGAGAGAAGAATGCAAGGAGAAGCGATCAATTACACGCGAAAAGCGCTCCTACGACAGTGGGACAGCAATGAACAGTACATTAGCGAAGATGATACCTAACGCTTGATATACGACAACACGTAGGCATAGCAATGAGGAATGGCAATGTTTCGTGAATGGATGGCCAGACGGGCTTACAAACAGCGGCTGATTAAAGATGCCGTGTAACTGGATTTTTAACGAAGAAGTGACCCACGGAGAAAGCAATGAAAACCAAAATCATCACAGTCACTGCCACCCTCGTCGCCCTGTCAGGCTGCGCCCTCGGCACGCCGCCAATGGACATCAAGCCGGATCAGGTCGATGCCAGTCTGTACGCCAACCTGTCATGCGATCAGATGCAAGACCAGTACCAGCAGCTATTGCAAGACAAGGAAAAATACGCAGCCAGACAAAAAAACCGCAACGCCCGCAGCCGGTCAATGGCGATATGGGTGGCTGGTTTCGGGCTGGGTGATGGCGAAGAAGCTGCCCACCTAGCTCACACCAAGGGCGAACTTGTGGCGCTTGAAACGGCTGCCGGTAATAGCGGCTGCGGTCTAGTGGGCACACGCTGAAAGTAATCAACAAGCATCTACACACCGGCTGGCGCAATAAAAAACGCGCAAGCCCTATTATCTGGGATGAAATCAAAATGAGCATAGTAGACCAAGCAAAACAACCCGAGGATCGCCCCCTTGTCGTCACCCTGTTGGGCGAAAACGGTTTAGGTAAAACCACAACCGCCGCAACGTGGCCCAAGCCTGTAGTCATCCGCGCGGAGGACGGCGTCAACGGAGTACCCAAAGGATTTCGACCGGACGCACTGCCCGTGATAAACCGCGTTGAGGATCTGTGGGACCAACTCAAAGCGCTATGCAGCGAAGAGCACGACTACAAGACGGTGATCATCGACAGTATTACCCAGCTTGAGCAGATGTTTATCCAAAAGGTAGTAGACAATGATCCCAAAGTAAGCAACATCAACCAGGCCAACGGCGGTTATGGCGCAGGCCGTGAGGCCGTTGCCACGATGCATCGACGTGTGCGAAAAGCTGCGGACGTGCTGGTATCCAAAGGGATGCATGTGGTTTTTATAGCCCATGCGGATATTGCGAAGATGGACCCCCCAGACGGTGACCCTTATACCCGTTATGAGCTGCGGTTGCATAGGACCAGCGTCAGCCCATACACTGACAATGTGGACGTTGTTGGGTATCTCAAGCTGCAAACTTACACAACCGGTGATGGTGATCGCAAACAAGCAGTAACAGATGGCCAGCGCGTGCTCGTAACCTACGCCACGCCGAGCAACGTATCAAAAAATAGGTTGCATATCACCGAGGACCTGCCGGTTAGTATCGGTGTTAACCCGTTAGCAGATTATGTAGAGGAGTACAAGTAATGGAGCAACGTACAGCTGAGTGGTTTGACGCACGCAAGGGTCGCGTCACCGGCAGCAACTGGGGCGCCGTGCTAGGCCTGAATCCTTGGCGCAAACCCGAAGAGGTTTTGCGTGCCATGGTGCGAGAGGCACACGGAGCCGAGCGCGAGTTTACAGGCAATCCGGCTACCCAATACGGTCAACAATACGAGCGCGCCGCTACTAAATGGTTTGAGCGCGAAACGGGTATCACCGTCGAAGAATGTGGTTTTTTTAAAATACAAGATTGGGGCGGCGCTAGCCCAGATGGATTAACCAGCGATGACGGTGTGATCGAGATCAAGGTACCGTTTAAATTTCGCAACACACTGGACCCTGAGTTTCAATCGATCGACGAGATGCCGTGGTACTACGCACAGGTGCAGGCCGAAATGCTGGCTGCCGAAAAGGACAAGGCATATTTCGTACAATATGCGCCAGAGTTTGGCGATCCATTCAGCGAGACTTATAGACCGGAGCAAGGACTGATTGAGCCGGTATATCTTGATGCTGAGTGGTGCGGACGCCATATTTGTAATTTAATCTGCTTTCACGACCGCTACCTAGACGAATTGCACAACCCCGAGCATCTAGAGCCACTACGGCGCGTAATCGACGATCAAGACGCGATCAACAAAGTGGTGCGCATCAAGCAAATCGACGCCGAGATGAAAGACCTAAAGGAGGAGCGCAAGACACACATGGATCGACTGGTTGATGCGGCTATGGGACAAGATGCAGAGATCGCAGGACACAAACTAACCAAAGTGGAGCGCAAGGGCAATGTAGATTACGGCAAGGTTATAAAGGACAATTTACCCGATTTAGATGTAGAGCAATATCGCAAAAAGGCATCAATTAGCTGGAGGCTATCCTAATGAGTTTTTGGAGCACACAAGACGGCGTCGCCACCGATACCGGCACAGAGTTCGAAGTAGGCGGCAACATGGAGCCGATCCCCGGCGGATCGTGTTTAAAATCCATGATCACCGGGGCCGAATGGAAACGATTCGAGGATGACCCCGAGTTTATCAATCTTGAATGGACGGTGCTGGAGCCGTCCGAATACAAAAATCGCAAGATATTTCAAAAGCTGCGCGTCAACAACGAGGATAACAATAAACGCGACAAGGCATTGCGCATGCTGGCTGCGATCGACGCCAATGCTGGCGGGCAACTTGCGAAGACGGGCGACACGCCAACCGACCAGGACTTGCAAGCGGCGCTGCTCAACAAAATCATGATGATTGATGTGCAGGTGTGGACGATCACCGCCGAGCAGTCTAATGACGGGTTGGAGCGCAGTGGTAACTGGGTAAACAAGGTGGGCGGCACAGGCCAACCCCAAGCTGCCGAGAAAAAGCCTGATGTTGACGATGACATCCCGTTTTAGTTAGCCCCAAGAGCGCTGGGCATCGCGGTAAACTGCCTGCTTTATACCCACAGGAGTGCAATAATGGAGTATGAAATAACCGACAAACGCGGGCAGACGTGGGAGATGTTTTGTGATGCCAGCTACTATGACATGTGGTGCGTCCGGTGGGCGTCGAATCGAGAATTTAATACCATGACATCGTTTCATTTTGATAAGCAAGAGCAGGCTGCCCGGTTTTTGAAACTGCTATCTGTATCCACATGACCCTACGCCCCTACCAACAACAAGCTTATGATGCGATCATGGCATGGGTCAGCAAGTGCGTTGATCCATGTTTGATCGAGGCCGCCACAGGAGCAGGAAAATCGCACGTCATAGCCGCCGTGGCCAATGCGATCTACAGCAAGTCGGGCAAGCGCATCTTGTGCTTAGCGCCCAAAGCCGAGCTAGTCCATCAAAATCGCGAAAAGTATTTAGCGACAGGCAACCCGGCCAGCATTTTTAGCGCCAGCGCGGGCGACAAGTCGTTGCGGCACCCGGTCGTGTTTGGCACGCCGGGCACAGTGGTTAACGCTATCGACCATATCGCGCCCAATGTGGCGGCGGTCATATTGGACGAAACCCACGCCGCGCTAACCCCTACGATATACCAAATCGTGGACGCGATCCGCCAACAAAACCCAAACGTGCGCATCATCGGATTTACGGCCACGCCGTACACTATGCGTCATGGATATATCTTTGATTCATGGCCAGACGGCACCAGCACGGACTACCCCGAGACGCGCTTTTTTAAGCGTATGGTGTATCGGATTACAGCACGAGAGTTGATCCGCGATGGCTATTTGACGCCACCGGTGATCGGTGAGCATGACGGCCAGTACGACACATCTGGGCTTGAGATCAATCGCACCGGCAGCTATACATCGGCCAGTGTGGAGCAAACGTTTACCGGCCAAGGGCGCAAGACAAGCCATATCGTGAGCGACTTGGTGGCCCGTTGCGCCGATCGGCGGTGCGTTTTGATATTTGCCGCCAGCCGTCAACATGCGAAAGAAATCCTTGAATCCATGCCTATTGGCACAGCGTACATAGATGGCAACACGCCCAAGCACGAGCGGCAACAGATCATCAGTGATGCCCGCAGCGGGGCGGTGAAATATATTGTCAATGTGGCGGTGCTGACCACCGGCACGGACATACCCACTATTGACTGTGTAGTTATGATGCGCCATACCGAATCGGCAGGACTTTTTCAGCAGTGCATCGGTCGCGGGCTGCGCCTGCATGAGGATAAACAGGATTGCCTGATATTGGACTACGCTGAAAACATCGAAACGCATACCCCCGATGGCGACTTGTTTAATCCCAATGTAGACGCGCCCTATGCCAAACAATCCGGCACGCCGATTGATGTAGCCTGCCCCGACTGTCACCATGTCAACCAATTTACAGGCCGCGAAAACCCGGACGGCTATGGCATCAGCCAAGATGGTTACTTTATCGACTTGGACGGTCATCGCATTGAAGGCGAATATGGCGATATGCCCGCGCACCATGGGCGGCGCTGTACCGGCACCCGTATCACCGGTGGGCATATGGTGCGGTGTAGTTACCGATGGACCGAGCGCACCTGTGAGGAGTGTGGCGCGGGCAATGACATCGCTGCGCGGTACTGCGAATCGTGCCGCGCCGAGCTGGTTGACCCAAACGAAAAGTTGCGTATGGAGTTTGCGCGGATGAAAGCCGATCCGTACCAGACCAGTACCGACAAGGTGCTATCATGGACGGTGCAGCCCACCATGAGCCGGGCCGGTAACCCAATGAAAAAAGTACATTACCAAACCGAGTACCGTAAAAATATCACGCAGTTTCTACCATATACATCCCGCGCCAAGCGCGCGCAGACTGATTACATGCTGTGGAGGACAAAAACCGATGACGGCAAAACGATGCCCGAAACGGTCACATATCTTAAAGACCGCGCCAGCGGATTTTGGCGCATACTTGACTACAATAGGCCAGCCGATGAAATTTCCCAATGATCTTACCGTGATTGGCGACATGACTTACCGCGGCACTTGCCCAAAAGAAACTGTTGAGCATGTTACCTTTATCAACCGGATGCGCCAACAGCACCCCGAGCAAGCGGCCCTGTTGATACATCCTCAAAATGAAGGCAAACGTCATTACCGCCAAGCTGCCAACGCTAAAGCGATGGGCGCGCTGAATGCGGGTGCTAGTGACATCATCATACCCGGCGCGCCTGCTTTTGTTTGTGAGATCAAGCGACGTGATCACACGCAATCGCGGTGGCAGCCAGGGCAGCAGGAGTATCTGCGCGCCGCCCAAGAGCAAGGATGCTTTGTTATCGTGGCGTTGGGTGCGGATGCGGCAATGACAGGGGTTGAATTGTGGATCAACAGAAAAAAGTAACCAAGCGCGAAATCTGGGATGACTTGCAGCAGCAACTACCAGAGGCCGCCGAGTTTGTCAAGACGTTGGCTCAGTATGGATACAGGCCAGACCAGATAAAATTAAAGGTTGGCGAATCCGAAAAAGAGTGGTACAATTGACCCATCAGATTAGAGGTAGAAATATAATGTCGATAGTTTATCAAGTGCAGCAGTCCGGTATGTTTGTTAAAAGCATCGGCCAGTTTGTCCCCTTCGACACGTCGCAGGCCGAAGCGTTTGGCGAGATCAAGGTTATGCTACCCAGCAGCCGCAACCAGTTTGATTTGTCAGATGAATTCATTTGTCAGACGCTTGTGATGGAGTTGGAGGATTTTACCGAGGAGGATTATTTGTTGCTGATGGGTACACCCCGTGCGATGGCAGCCGCAGCGGCGATTGCTGCGGACAACACCGACGGGATGGTGCAGGTACTTAACTGGGACAAGCATACAAAGCGTTATGTGGTGTCCGTTTTAGAGGTGTAAAAAATGAATGACTCAGAGCCAACACAAGAAGATACAGAGCTACGCGACCAATCCGCAATGGCGGCGTTGCAGGGGCTTTTGGCAAGTGGGTCTTATGGCCACGCTCCGCTTAAAATGATATCCCTACGCCCACGACATGATGCAAGAGCGTGAGAAATGAAATACGAAACCATATTAAAATACGTCGAAGACTTTACAAAGTCGGCACAAGCAATGACTGCTACGTACAATGATTTGTACAAGCTGACGCGGATGGCCCCTGAGTCATCGCTAGCGAAAGGGATAGTAGACCCTGTAAGCGCCCACGCGAAAGCATTAGACGATTTTTTCGGGGGCAAATGGATAGACTATTGGTGGCTCGAATGCGAGCTAGGTGATCACCCGATGCATGTAATAATCAAAGGAAAGAAGTTTTGTGTTAATAGCGCCCGTACTCTCGCGATGGTGATCTATCACGATATGCGAGCAAAAAATGATTGATCCTAAATTACGAGCTTTTGCCAGCACACCTACCCAAAAGCGTTACATTGATGCCGTCATAGAGCACGGCAGCGCAATAAAAGCGGCCAAGCATTGCGGTGTAGATCGACGCACGGTAGACAGGGCCATAGAGCGCATCAAGGTACGTGCAGCACGGCAAGGATACGCCCCCGATAGCGGCCTGAAAAAGGCCACTGCACCGGGGTTTGTGCTCAAAGGCTATACCCACGGCGAGCACCCCAATGGCGGGACTACGACGTGGTATAAGGCCGATGCGGACAAGGAGAGGCAACTGCACGTCATGCAGGCCATGGTTGCCGAAATGGCAAAATCCATACCGCCTGAAACCCCGGTACCGGTACCCCATCCGAGAAATGGCGATCTGCTCAACTGCTTTATCCTGACTGACTATCACTTGGGCATGTTGAGTTATGGCAAAGAAACCGGCACGGATTGGGATACCGACATCGCCGAAGAAATGCTATACCGATGGATAGCTGAAGCGGTGCGTCAAGCGCCCCAAGCGGACACGGCAGTGCTGGCGCAGATTGGCGACTGGTACCATTATGATAGCTTGGACTCGGTCACGCCAGAGCACCGTAATGTGCTGGACGCTGATACCCGGCTAGACAAGATAATCGAGGTAGGCATCCGCGCCATCCGTCGCATCGTGCGCGAATTAGCCGCAACGCATAGCCAAGTGCATATCATCATGGCCGAGGGTAACCATGATATCTCGTCGTCGGTCCACTCACGCAAATGGATGTCTGCATTGTATGAAGATGACCCCCGCATCTCGGTGGACACCCGCGCCGATCCTTACTACTGCTATGAGCACGGTAAGACGGCGTTGTATTTTCACCATGGGCACTTGACCAAGCCCAAAGAAGCTGATTCAGTATTTGCCGGTAAATTTCGTGAGGTCTTTGGCAGGACTAAATACGGTTACGGCCACCTTGGCCATAAGCATCATAAACAGGTGATGGAGACCCGGCTGATGCACATCGAGCAACACCCGACCTTAGCCGCTAAAGACGCTTATGCTACCCGGCATGGTTACTTGGCTGACCGTAGCGCCTCGGTGATCACATACCATAAACAGGCGGGCGAAGTGGGCCGGGTGACGATAGCACCCGAGATGCTTACCAAAAACCCATAGTCTTACCGACCACACCAATTGCCGCGCATACGACGCCGATCAATGTGATAGCGGTGGGTATACCCCACCGCATTGTTTTGAGCGACCCATTTATTTCGCTTATCAATCCGCCAAACGCAGATAGCTGACGGGTTGTCTCGCCGTGGTTAGCCTCCATGCGCTCGCGCAGAGCGGCCATCTCGGCCTTGCCGTCTTCTAGACGCCGCTCAGCCATTTCGATTCTTGCCTCGTGGCGCGTTGTGCGTCGATCAAGCTCACTGATCTGATGATATACACGCTCATCCTCCATGCTCATCCCCTTTTAAGCACATCAAACAACCCTTTACTTGGCTGCTTGGTAATTGTTGACTCATGCAATCGACGCTCGCCGCCGATGTTGATACCCAAGACGGCAGCCATCGCGACGGCTAGCGTCATCATGCCGGATACGGCGTTGGGCAGCTGCGTGGGGTCGTTGATCACCGCGTAACACAGTGAGCCGGTCATCAGCAAAAAAGACAACGCCATCGTCCAGCCAATCGCGCTGCGCCACCCGGTTTTAAACACATTGGGCGATTTGACCTCGGCCCGCATGGTCTTGTTGATGGCGGCCCGGTCGTCAACCCCGGCTTTGATCCGGGTCGCTTCCCGGTCGGCGTCAATCTGCTCGATCTGCGTCTTGATCTGGCCCAGTGCCGTGATCTGGTCGGCAGATAGCCCGGATAAAGCCTTAGACAACTCGCCCGCTGGGTCAGACGTGCCAGTCACCGCCTCGACAGCATCAGCCGCTTTGTCGGCCACCTCTTTACCGGTGCCCCCCATCAGCGAGCCAGCGGCCCGTATCAGGCTAGGCCCGGCTGATAGTAATGCTGTGATTAGTGCGCCCATGTCAGGAGTCTCCATTAAGCAGCATCATGGCAATCCGCCGCGCACGGTTAGGCGTTTGATCCGCCCACCGGCTATTGAGCGCCTCATCATGCGCCTTGCCCCAATCATTGTTGTAGATGGCGCGCAGCATATTTCGAAACCCCATCAGCCCGGACACGCCCAGCTGAAAAGCCATGTTGGCCAGCGCCCGTTGCCGCACGTCGTCCAGCTCGTTCCAGTTGTGGATGCGGCTTTTAAGCTCACCCACTACGTGGTCGATGTCCAGCTCGAGCAACTGGCGCGATATGTACAGTGGTATCCGGCCACCCTTACGTCCATCAATCAGGTGACCCACGCCGATGGTCAGGTACCCCAGTGAGTCCTTGTAGGCATGGAGGACTTCGCCTTCGTCACGTACCAGATCTTTTTTCAGTTGCTCGGTGTTCATAAGATTATTTTACCATGTTATGACCAGCACCTCAGCGTCGTTTTTGGCAGCGCTGACTTGCCCATCATAAGTTAGGTACATCGTCTCTTTTGCCCCATCCCAGTCGATGATAAATGTCGTAAACAGCACCCAATCATCATCAGACAGTCATGCTGTACGTGGGGATCCCATCCGCCCATATTGTTCCCGTGATGCTGTAGTTAGTACCGTCATCCTCAATATCTAAAGTTCCATACATGCCCACATTTCCTAAGCTGCCATGTGTAAAGTATTGTGACGGAGCACTGGCACCCCCTTTTTCAGACTCCATAGAGCTAAAAACAAACCTAGGGCAGTCCGCATAGAGACAGTTGGTGCCATCATCCAGCCCCGAGTAATGTATATTTCCCTCAAGAAAAACACAAGTACCTCCCGACTGGTTATAATTCTTAATAACGGTGCCTATCTCTTGTGCTTCGTTTGGGTAATTTTCCCAGCCTTCAGACTTTCCGAGTCCCATCCAATTTGAGCCGGAAACAATAATAATTCCTCTGGCGCTCGTGGTATTAATTAAATTCTTTAGCCAGCTTTTCTGTGCATCTCCTAACATTGTTTTATCATCAGGGTCGCCGGTATATCCCGTCCTTGGGTCGCAATCTGTGCGTTCATCCAAACCGATGATCAATGTTCGTCCTGCCATTACAGACTTATAAATTGCGCCAGATGGAAATGATCCGGGAATATCGTAATCAGGAACCATGTTATCCCAAAAGTTTCTAAGGGGGGTTACATAGGGATTATTTCGAGACTGTTCAGCATAAGATGTCTTCCCTGTGGAGTCATGATCATCAAAAACATAAAAGACAGGAGACACATCCCATAATTTCATTTGATTCGGTTGCTCTAATTGCTTGAGAAAATGCGTCTTGTAAGCATCCCAATTCTCCGTTGAATAATTATTTCTGGGAGCGTTAAGATACCCCCAATCTCCATTAACTACAGTCAAAAGAGGATTTCTGTTGATCATTTCCGCCCATACCCTCTGATTACTGGCATTGTATTTTCCAGACCCTGACCACATCCCGCTTGCGCCGTAATTCCCCGCGCAAGAAGTCGCGCACACCCTAAAGCTGGCAGGGGATCCGTCTGTGGGAAGCGTACGAAAAGATGGTTTCCTCTCTGTCTGCAAGACCCCGCCAATTTCGTACGTTATTTCGTATTTTGTATTTGCCGCTAAGTTATCTAACAATAGCACAGCAAAATTTCCGCTTGACGTAACGGGTCCGTACGTTGTGGAGGACGCGCCATCAGAGGCATGGACTTTAATTGCTTGCCCATCGCTGCCCGAATGAGATACTAAAACCTTGGCCTCGGAGGCAGTGACTCCTCCCGTAAGATGATATTGAAGTAACATAGTTAGACCCCAGAGATTCCATAGTAGCTTTCTGCAAATCGCGCAATTTCTCCCGCGTCCCCCTTGGAAAGCTCGCCCTTGTAAATGGCCAGTAGGGAATAATTGCCAAGAAAGGGGCGGTCAATAACAGAGGACAGCGCAATTTTATGAATGCTCCCCGGGTCACCAGATCCGCCACTGGCAACAACATTGCCGTCTTGCATCATATAGCTCCCACCGTTGCCCGCAAAATAGTTAATGTATACATGAGGATTGTAATCAACTAACGTGGATGCGGATACAGTCTTTGAAACAGACCCGTCGTATATTGTATAACCTATGTGGCCGTTTCCATCATTTGCAAGAATAGTGGGCCCTTTAGTCAGAACATCCTCAGTTCTTCCGCGAGGAAATGATACTAGAACATTTCCCTTTTCGGGGTTTGGTTGCGTCTGAACTTTGGAAGATAACTGACAAATAGATACTATAGTATATGGCGGCTCGATTGGGGCGGAAACGTTAGAAGTCTCCATGCTGCGATCGTCTTTAAAAACCACCGTAGGCTTGCCGAATCCCATCCCCACTTCAGGAGTCGAGTGGACTGACACCCCCATGGTTGCCCGATTTCCCGACAGATCATTCCAATGAGTCAGCAGATTTTTATAGACAAACGCGTCCTTGATATAGCTGGCGCAATACAGTCTTTGGGGGATAGAGACGGTTTTAAGAAGATCGTCTATATACAATGATGTGCCAGTATCCCCGCCTTGACACACATCGCCAAAAAAGATTGCTTCTACTGCCATTATTGATTCACCCGATATCCTTTGAGTACGAGTTCTTTGCTTATATCATAAATATATTTTTGATCTAGGATATAAAAATGACCTAGACCATCTCCAGATACAGGACAGGCATAGTGTTCTGCGTTGGTGGATGTGTTTAATCCCGTTTCAAACAGACTTCCATCTAAAGACCACAGCACCTCACCATCAGAGGAACAGCACATGATATCACCATGGTACTTACTCTCCTTTGTTACTATAAAATCGCCATTGGGACACACATAAAATGACCTGATGCCATACACTTCCGCCGGGAATGCAGGGGTTTCGGTGATTGTATAGCTGTCATCTATAGTAAAGATTCCCGCGTTAAATTTTACCGCGTACGTCTCTTTGTCATTTTTTTTCTGTAGTTGATCGTAAATTCTGACGTTATCCCCGTCTGCCAAGACTATAAGGGCATTTACGCTACCGTCGGATGCATCTACGAACCATATCCCTACGTCAGTCACAACCATAAATTCGTCATTATAGGGCCGGTACGAGATGTCACCAGTCGGAACATCTGATGTCGTCTGACTGAATTTATCAGAATCCCCAGCGCGATTAAATGTAATACCAGTTTTGTTTGAGTAATCAATAGCCCACTGGTTGGCACCAGTATTATCATAATAAGCTATGCCGTTGGCTCCTACGATACATACCCCAGTCCCGTTAGATTCGATTCCGCGGGCGTCATACGGCATATTATCGGGATTGGTAGAACCAATCTCTGGTGTAAAGTCTAGGTCTACATCGACATCGCCAGTACCGTTGAAAAGTTTGGCAGCATCTGACTGGAGAATCCATACTCTGCCATCCCCGACGGGAGATACAGTATACGCTACGTGTGATAAGCCTGAATATGTCCAAATAGGGTTCATGTCATGAGTAAATTTCATAACTCTGTGTTGACTACACGCATACACACAACCATCATGATATACAACGTTGCCATATTTAGGTGGATTGTCTGTAACAAACTGTTTATAATGCATCTGCAATCCAAGCACGGCCTGTATTCCCACATGACCTACGGGTACCGGTTGAAATATCTGCCCGAGCACATAAGACTTATCTCTATGGGTAACAGGTATTTGTCCATCCTTGGTGCTGGGGAAAGGTGCAGCTATCCCCCAGTCAGTTTTAGTTCCTACTTTCAAAAGTTTTTCAGCCATGTCTTAGCTCCAAGTTGTGCCTTCTTCGATCATGAAGGCGTTTAGATTGTAAAGTGTGTAAATTTTGTCAGCCGTGCCGCTGTTGTTTTTGAACAGTGTAAGATTATCCAAATCATCTGTTGCGTTGGGAATAACCCAAAAAACATCTTTATTTGATGTGCCAGATATGCCGTCCGCCTTTGTCTCGTAAATATCAGCATTTGACCATGCCGACGAATTGATAATCTCGTCGCGATATATTTTGGCATCGTCTCGATAATCCTCAGCTCGATCGCGTGCATCTTCGGCTGCCGCCGCATCATCATGAGCATTAGGGTATTCGTTTTCGAGATATGCCAGCGTGGGACGGGTGACGCCCAGCCGATCTTTCCAGTGACCGCTGCCATTTGTGGCTTGATCGAAATTCTCGGCGTTGTCGTACAGGTCTTTGGGATCGGTGCTCCCAATCGGGTTACCCGTGTTATATGTCGTCATGCTGGCACCTGATCATCATATTGATAAATACGCTCGTCATAGTTGACTGCTTCCACATCAAAATCGTCACCGCTTGGGGTCATGGATTGCACCAGACACGGCTGTTGCCAAGTATCTTGTTGCCCAAAATAAAGATGGATTGGCTCCCCTTGGTCATGTAACTCTGGCGGCTCAGTGCTTATTACTACATTATACACCCCCCGCGCTGTCGCCGCATATGGCCCGGCTAGGGTGCCGTCGCGCTTGCGAAACGCCACCACGTGGTTGCTACCGTCCCAATCTAATGGCTCGCTGGATCGGACTACCCAATCGCTGCCCTCTTTGGTGACCTGCTCGACAATGGCCGACTGGCCATACTCCGGTTCATCAATTACCAACGGGATATAGCTCAGGTAATGCAGATTAAGCCCCTCCATCTCGGTCGACCACTTATACACCCATCGGCGATACTTTTGCTCCATTCGTCGGCGCATGCCGATACGCCACGCGTGGGTATAGTCCAGCACACCGTGTAGCGTGACGGTTTCGGCCTTGATGCCCTGATCACCCGGCAGACGGATTTTTATTGTCTCGTCAGTGTAGTCGTTGTCTTGATTGACGAATTTGACGTCTACGCCGTCTGGATCGCTCGCGGTGCGCGACGTGTACGCTCGTTGCAGTTCATCCGTCATGTTCTGCGCCGAGAATCCTTGCTCAAACACCGTGCGCGGCCCATCGCGCACAGCAGTCAGCTTCCCGTGATCCATCACCAGCCGGGCCATGCCAGCACGCAGTGCGGTGTTGATCGCATCCGCTACCGTGGTTTGTGGGATGGCATAATCAAAGTAGTCATCGCGCGGCTGCCAAAAGTCATCCAGCGAGGCCAGCGAGGGGAAATCGATGTCACTTTCCCTGTAACCGATCTGTTTGCAAATCTCGCCCACACAAGCGGCGATGGATCGTGTCGGTTGTACTGAGCCATATCCCGAGCTGGTTACAAGTGGCAATTTGCGCGTGGCAATCAGATTTATCTTATTCTCACTTTGACGTGCAATGTTGTGAGCGGTTTTTAGTTTGATCGTGATAGTTTTCCAAGGGTAATCCTTAGGCGCCCCCATCTGACCTTTTAGGCCATACCAGACTACATCTCTACGCTTCTGAGAATTAGACCTAGGCTTCGTGGCACGAGCCCGGGCCTCTATAGCCTTCTTCCCGCCTAGATCAATGTGTTCGCTAAACCCAATCTGGTCTGGTGTCGATTCGCTATATGTAAAAGTCGATCGGTGCCATGTACTGCCACCCAGTTCACGCCATTCTATTTCAATCACTTGCTTGGCTTTGTACAGATCGCCATCACCACCAAATTCGACAAGACCGCCGGGGAAGAAAAAATCTGTTTCAATCCGGTCCGTTTTTTCGCCTTCTGGCAACACCTGAAACGGCCCAATCCATGTGGCCTCTTCTGTGGTGCCCTCTGGATAGATATTGGCTTTAGTCGGTCCGGTACTGCTGAAGCCAGTCCATGCTGAATCAACGGATTCGTCTTCTTTGAGTCGATCAACAGTTAATGCTGTAGATGTAACTGATTGAACTACGTAGTAGCCGTCATATTTTGATACCCAAAATCTTGACTGACTGCCCCTGTCGTAAATTGTGTCATCTATCGTCAATTCGCCGCCGCTGGCTGCGCTTTCGCCTGCCTGAATAGACGGGAATTTGCCAATCACATCTTGACCGCCGACATACCTAAACGTATCGCCGCTGTAAGGCGTGTTTTCTTTAATTTGTATTTTCCCGCTAACGACAGATGCTATGGCATCTATGTTATTAAGATTCGAGTTGATATGCGCTGCCACTCCGGACGCATTCGTGTAGTCGCTATCGAAAACGATGTCGTCCGTTTGACCGTTGATATGTAGACTCAACGTTTGACTATTGCTGCTAAAGTCGGTATCCGGTGACTTGCCGCCGGTTATAATTGAAGCCGTACCGTTGCCGCTGCCACTATAGCTGTCGACTGTATATTGATGTCCGTCAATTGTGATAGTATCCCCGCTCGAAAGCGGCACCACATCCGTGAAATTGCCCTTCAGGGTGGCTTTCCCGCCGCTGTTGGATATTCTGTATAGGCGACGCCTCTTAATGCGAAGCCTTGTGCTTGCGTCCCAATTCGCAGGCCACTGATCACTCCCGGTCGTTGTAATTGTTTTGCCTGACCATGCAAACTCGTCGAAGTCGATGTTGTCATAGATATGCGGCGGATTGAGCGGCAAGCCTTGCTGCCCGTTGCTGCTAACGCCGACCTCATTACAGGGCTGCCACCACTGATGCGATTTATCGGCAGACAAATCATCATTCGCGTCATATATCTCTACTTCTGCGTCGCCACCAAGTGAAGAAAGTTCGGTTTTACCGATTTTGACATCTTCCACGGCATAATCGCCATTCCCGATAGCACACAGAACATCAAGCTCTAGGTCGCGCTTGCTCCTAAAATAACGGTGTGGCGGCACCAGGTAATCCGGGTAAATCTTGGTCTTGCCAAATGCCTCGCGAACAATGCCGCCCATTTTGGCCGTGTTGGCTTGAGCATTGGGATTGTTCAGGTCTGAGCCAGATGCGGTTGCTCCCGGAGCGCTCGGGGCGCTTGGCTGCGTCAGAAGTGAGTAGGCGGCGGATATTGCTGTCAGTGCAATGGCCGCCCACGTACTGTAGCTGATTGACGCCAGCCACGAGCCGATTGCAGCGCCTACGGTGTATTTCGGTATCGGGTAGATGTCGACCGTATCACTGTCATCAATTGATGTCTCTAAATGACATAGCGGATTGTCATTTAGCATGACCGCCACCCGGCCATCATCGACAAAGCCCTCCACATTTTCGTTGAGCCAGTCCAGCACGGTTACGGCATGGCCGCGATCATGCACCTCGCACGGTTCGTCACTGGCAAAGCTGGCATAGATGTTAATCATGGTACGACACCGCCGTGTACCGCATAGCAAAGTCTCTCGGCTTGGTGATGATGATACCCGGCTCGGCAGCCTCCAGCATCCATAGCATGTTGTCCACGTTGACCACAACCGCGATATGCAGACACACCGGGCCAGTCCAGCCGCAGGCGATGACACCGGGTTTCAGCGTCGACGGTTGCAGATTGGTTTTGCAATCGTTCACCGCCGCTGTCATTTCGCGAGCATTGCGCCCGTTGATACCGAGCATGATCGGCATGAGCGGCCTGCCAAACACTTCGTGGCGAACCGTACGGACAATGCCATAGCAGTCGTACACGTCCGGGCCGCGCCCATTGTCTTGATACGTCGCTTGCAAATACTTCTGGATCATAGGTATCTGATCCCCGGCGCGTTGAGATTGGTGTAGCGCTGGCGCGGATAGGCCGTGTTCAATATGTCTCGGTAGCTGGCTGATATCGTCGCGTTGATACCCTGGATCATGATTTTTTCAATCGTGGCGGGCAGCGGTCCGTATTTCGGTCCACCATATTCACCCACCACATACTCTCTAAAATAAACCATTGATTCTTCGTCAGCGGCCTCCATTGCTTTTGACGCCTTGTTAACTTCACCGTTAGCGTTCCAGACGCCAAATTTTAAATTCTGCTTGGTGCTGTCGCTGCGCTCAGGACGTCCAATCGCAAGACTACCGCAACGAAATGTCACCACAGACCCATTTTCTAGATGCGCGGACACGTCTTCAAACCCCTCGCACAGATATATGTTGTCGATACCCGGCACGTCGATTTCAAGCGTCTTTAGTAGCACCACATCTGGCGGCGCGCTGGCGTAGATTTCATCAAGTGTGGGAGATGTCATGATGCGGGCCACCGGTCATTCATGGCGATGTCGAAAATATCCTTGCCGGTCAGGAAGCCCGGCAGAATTGACCAGTCGCCTTGCAGTGTTGCTTCGCGTTTCAGCTCAAGTTCTGCGGTAAATTCCCACGTATCCGGGCCGACCAACTTCGGGCCGTCGTAAATGTCCGTGAACCGACAGGTATACAAACTGGTGGCACGGCCATCCATCGGGGTACGGATAGGGATTTTCACCCATGCCGCGCCGCCTTCCGCTGTGTCGTTAACCCATCCCTCAAATATCTCCGCTTGAAACGAATTCATATACCAGGTCACGCTGGCAATGGACGGCGTGGACACAAACTGCCGACGCACCCGTGAGCGCCCGGACTCCATCTTCGTCCGCTTGACGCCGGATATCTTTTTTAGCTTGTAGTCCTGCTGTAACGCGCAAGGCAGTTGTTTCGGCCATTCGGGTATGCTCATCGGCCAGCCCTTCCCACGTTGGTCATACCGGACAACGCCTTGTAAAAGCGTCCACCATTCGATACGTCATCAATCATCACGTCGATGATTTCCTGCTGACCTTCCTTGCGCCGCCGTACGGTCGTGCCTTCGGGCGCGTTGTTAACATTGACTATCGTTTGATTGCCGCCCTTGGCTGGCGACAATTGCGACATCTGCTCTTTGGTAAAGACCCCCTCGCCCTTTTTGAGGATAGCAGGCACCTCGCCGGGGCCGATCATGCCCCCGCTATGAAACCGTTTGGCACCCGAGAATGTCGCTCCGCTGATAACACGCCCGCCACCTTCGCCACTGCCGACAATCCCGCCGGTGTGAAAGATACTGGCAATCGCGGACCCGACACCAGCCCAGCCGCCCATGCCTTGAAAGGCTGTCTTGATCCAGTCCATCGCCTTAGACGCCAACATTTCAGCCGCCATCTTGCGCAGCATGGTGATAAAGCTATCAAGCATCCCGGACACACCGCCTTTAAAAGGATCAAAAAGAAAATTAGCAAATGAGTCTTGTATATTTTCTGCCGCCCGGTGTGCGTAATCGCTCATCTGGTCGGTGTTGGAGTTCATATCTTTAGTCATCTGCTCCCAACTACGCGCCCGCAATTGATCATAGCCAATGCTGGTTTGCACCCCGGCTTGCTCAGCGTCATTAATCGCTTGCAACCGCGCGTCATTATCAGACACCGCGCGCTCGTCCTGTGTCATGAGCGCTTGCGTTACCGACTGGATGGACGACTTGACGTTATCGTATGCAGCGACAGCCCCGCGCTGATCGTCAATTATAGAATCAATGACGTCTTTGTTGGTTTCTTTCCAAGACTTAAGCTGCTCTTTGGCCTGCTTTATCTTGTCGCTAGCTATGTCAATGGCCGATCTTGACGCAACTTGACTCGCGGCTGGGACCGTGGGCTTAGCAAGCTCGCGTTGTAGCTCATTAAGATCGCCCCGCAACAGCTCTATTTGTTTGCTCTTATTGGCAATTTGCTTATCAGCCAGTGCTTGCGACCCTTGAGCACCCACTGCACCTAGACGCCCACCGCCCGCGCCAAGGTTTGACGTGGCTTTAGCGGTCTTTTTTGCGGCCTCCCATTTTTGGATGATGGACCGAGCCTCAGTAATGTTAGCTTGCGCTGCATCCCGTGCATCCTTGGCCGCTTGGATAGCATCTTTATGGGCATCCCCGCGCGTGGTGCGCAATCTTTCTATCGCTTCGCGCACCTTATCTGTCGATTTTTCCAGCGTCGATTGCCGCCCGGATAATTTGTGAACCGCAACGGCCAGCCCGGGCACTGCTGTAGCCGCGATACCTATCGGGCCTCCAAGCGTTGCCATGATCGCCCGGAGCACGGCTATTGCTGTTGTTGCGTCTTTGGCACCCATCACGATCGTGGCGAAGAAATTCCCGATCCGTATTGCGATAAAACGACCCGCGAAAAAGCCCACCAATATATCCAGATTATTAGCTAGCCCGCCTACAGCGCTTGCAAAATCATCTATAACGCCTGATTTGGAAGCGGCTTTAACAAAATCTGAAATTGAGTCAGCCGCGTCAGTAAATACTGGTGCAAGCTCGGACACTAAGGTGTTAGATAGCCCCTCCATGGAGAATTTAAGCTTGTTCATGGCGTCAACCGCATCGCCTGCGGTATCGACCTGATTCTGGCTGATAGAGATACCTAAATCTCTGGCGTCTTGCCGCAAATTTTTAACTTGATCGTCCGTCAAACCCAAAGTGTTGACCAAGTTCTGATTCGCGCGACTAAATAAATGCGCGGCGACCGCGTTTTTCTGAGATTGTGACTCAAGCCCTTGAAACGCCTTGCGTATCGCCTTGAACTGCTCCTCCGGATTGAGCCGCGCCAATTCTTTTGCATCCAATCCCAATGCCTCTATGGCATTTGCTGCCGCACCTGTTCCCTTGGTTGCTACCTCGCCCAGCCGCTTTGATAGCACCTGCAATCCTTGGGATAGATTGTTGGCGCTGCTGCCCGACATTTCGGCAACATATTGCAGTTCGGATAGCCCTTCTGTGGTGATTCCGAGCTGCGCTGATACATCCCCAAGTTGATCCATGCTTGCGACCGACCTGCTGACCGCAATACTAATCGCGCCAAACGCCGCCACCCCCGCAAATTTGATCTTGCTGAACGCCTGATCCATCGAGCGCTGCATCTGTTTTGATTTGCGCCGGACGTCCCGTTCGGTCTTGTCCAGCTTGCGCCCAGTCTTATCTAGCCCGCGATCAAACGCGCCGGATTTGAGCATCAGATCAATGGTTAGCGATCCTAGATTGCGCGAAGCCATGCTATTGTTTCCCCAAACCTTTTAGCACATCCTCAATCGTCAGCTCTTGCGGCGCTGTTTCGATATGCGAAATAAAATCGGATGGCGTGAAGTCACGCCCACCTTTCTTTTTTACGCCCAGAGCGGACGCCATAAAGGCCAAGGCCTTGGCAAAATTCATTTCAAGCTGCAAGCCGGAGTGTAGGGTGCCGCGCAGCTTCAAATATTTCGACCAGCTGACTGCCTCTTCGTACGTCATGCGCTCTTTCGCCTCCGCGATAGTCCAG